CGTATGGAGTAGTGTAGAAAACTAGGGACAAAGAAAAAAAAACAAGCCGACAGGCACAAGCCCACAGGGGCAGAAAGAAGGTACAAAATGTTAAACCAATTCCCAAACACTGTGAGACTTTTTCATGAAGCTTTAAACAAAAAACAGTTTGTAATCGCAAGGGATATTTTGATAGACATCCAAACATGTTGCTTCTCCGATAGCGACTGGAAAGAAATCGAACCACTCCAAAAAGAATTCCGCGAGGCAGAGGATAGGGAAAACTCCACACAATTAGTTTTCTCTTTAGACGATTTAATAGGGGCGTAAAACCGCCCATTTCCTACAAATTTTATAGTAGGACACCATGTCCGAGAAAGGTGGATAGTATGAAAATTATAAATATCACAAAGAAAAAGCAAATTACCGAATTAAAAAAATCTATGCAAGCCTACATCACAGCAAGCAAAGCTTGCGACAAGGCAGAAACGGAAATGATTATCACAGAGAGCGAAGAATCCGAAAGAGCCTTCGACCTAACATATAAGGCGCAGTTCAGCGCTTACATGGATGTAAGCAAAAAGCTTTCCGACTTAGTCGGTATAAGCGAAAAAGAAGCCCGTGCAATGGTTAATACCAAAGAAACCGAAGTCATTACACTTATTGAAAAATTAGGGGCTTAAAGATAAAAGAGGGGCATTTAACCCCTCTTTTTTATATGCTTAGCTTTATCAATCCTTTTTCCCTATACTCTTTCTTTGCTTTTTTCTTCTTCCTCGTCTCTCTTCTTCGCTTCCTCTATCGCTTTTCTCTCCAACTCTTCCAGTCCCTCATTTCTTACTACCACTTCCACAACGCCGGGCGATATTCCCTTGCCCTCTTCCGTGCTGTCTGTGCGGTTCATGCGCCAGTCTTTAAAGCAGCGGTTTGTAAGATAGAAGATCATAGCCTTTACATCCGGTTTAAAGTACTGCAAGTCGTCGTACTGTATAACCTCTTCCCCTTCTTCTCCTGTCATAAGCCCGATTTCCCCGGTCTTTTTCTTTACTACAGGGATTCCGGAAGATTTATCCTTTAAAATTGTAGGCACTTTTTTTACATGCCCGATAGCAGAAAGGAAAAGGGCATTTTCCACTTGCGCATCTGCCACATGCTTGCCGTGCTTTATCGCTTCTCTTATCTCTTTGTATTGGCTTTTCCAGTGCTTAAGGGTAGTAGGGCATGCACCTATAGCTTTTGATATTTCTACATCACTTAAGCCTTTTCTTTTCAATGCGGTAAGATATGCAAGCCCTTCCTCTGTGAGATAGTCATGCACTAATAAGTTTTGCGGTCTTCCTCTTGGCAATCCATGCGCCCCCTTTCCTTCGTAGTAGTTTTATTTTATATCTTTTCCCTTGCCTTTTCCCCAGCAAAAGAAAAGATAAAGCTACCCGCTTCGTCAGTCCGGGCAATCACTTCCGCGCCTCTTGCTATGAAGTCCCGCCATGCAGATCCTTGTATCTCCGCTTCTCCCCCCAGCTTTTCAAGTAGTAAGGCGCATAGGGCTTGGCTGTGGCGCAGTTCTACCGCCATTTTGTCTAGTTCCCTGTCCTTATCCGCTTTCAGCCTTCCCCAGTGCTCCGCTCGCCTTTCCCAAAAGCGGATCTCTTTTGTCTTCTTGTCGCTTGCTTCCTTGACTTTCTTATACAATGAATTTTGCTTTTTTAGTTCTTCCTGCTCTTTCTTTGTCATCCTCTTTCTCCATCTCTTCCAGTATGTGGCGATATAGTGGGCATTTCTGATAAGAAAAGCACTTGCAGTACTTGTCCATGTACTTTATAAGTTCCGTTTTTTTGGTAAAGCATATCCGCATAGTGCAAGAGTTTTCAATGTCCGGCAATTTCTCGCACGCTATCGCCGTCGCCCCTTTCCCCCTTGGATATGTATGGGATATATAAAAAGGGCATTTCACTTGTGTCTTCTCATTTCCCCAGTCCATCCGTTCCACCTCTATTACGCTCCTTTAAGTACCTCTTATATTTTAAGGTTCTACGGATTTTAAGGCAAGTTTGAAAGAAACATCTGTTTCCCTTTATACCTCCCATGTCCCACCGCCTTTTTCTATCATGGCGGAGATGATTTTCTCCGCCGTCTTGTCGCTTATCCCATTTATGGATGTAAGAAATTCCCGCATGGTCTGCTCGTCAAAGTCAAGCACCACTGTTTCCGTTCCGTCCTCTTGCCCGTCTTCATATCCGCTTTGATATACCGATACCGCCCAGGCGTTCATTTGGTTAAAGGAAAAGCGTTTCATTTGCTGATACTGCCCGAAATTTAACGGCTTCATGGCGTCTCTCTTTCTTCCCCCAGTACTGAAGTGAGTTCTAAGCAAGTCTTGATCTTGTCAAAGCCTTTCAAGATATAATCCTCCCACTCAAAGACTTCTTTCTTTTCAGTGATTGACTCTGAAGATATCGCCTTGTCTATATGAGCGTTTATCTCTTGATAATTTTCCTTGATTTTTTCCTGCATTACAGATAACAAACTATTCAGATAATCTATATTCATGGCTATACATCTCCTTCCTCTCTGTGCAGATATTTAAAGGCATTACAGATATTTCCTGAAAGTCTTTCTCTGTTATCTCAACCATTGGCAAATTCCTCCGCTTGTTTACCTGCAATTTCCATTATTTTTTTCTCTATCAGCTCGAAAAACTCATCCATTTTTTTCTCTACCTCATAGATGGAATCCGCCATTTCCGGCAGTGCTTCCTTTAATTCCGGAATTGTGCTTTCTCTAAAAAAATCCACCTGTAAACAGGCATTTATTAGTTGCAATGCTTCTTTTTCCAGTTTCATGTTTACGTCCTCCTTATCGTTTGTATATCCGCTCTTCTCCATCTTCGGATTAGGATTCGGGAAGCTATACCCCCCCTTGCCCATTCTTACAGAAACTGCAAATACTCTTTCTCTTCTCTGAGGAATCCCATAGTCGGAAGCGACTAGCACCTTCCAAAAAGTGGTATATCCAAATTCTGAAAGCCTTTCTATCCACCGCTGAAAGTCCCCGATAAATTTCTTTGACACAAGGTTTTTTACATTCTCCATGATCAAGAACTCCGGCAAGGTGTTTTCTTCCTGTGCCACCTCTAAAAGCCGTTCTACCTCGTGCAGTAACCCGCTTCTAGTTTCACCTTTTACGATTCCTTTCATGTCTCCGGCTAAGGATATATCTTGACAAGGAAAGCCATAAGTCCACAAATCCGCATAGTCCAGTCGTTCTATCTTGCTTATATCCCCGTAGTTCCTCGTTTCTCCGTACATCGCTTCGTATGACTTAATTGCATACTTGTCTATCTCGCTTATCCCAACAATTTCATGCGGGATATTTTGATTGATTAATGCCTTTCGGAATGCTCCGATACCTGCAAATAATTCATTTACTGTTAATTTTTCCATGTCTCAAAAGGGGAACTATAGTATTGCGGCGCCAACCCTGCCCCTTTCTTTTTTATCAAATTGCTTCTTTTTGCCACCCTCTCGCAAGGCTTAATCTCCTGCTCTCGTCCTTGACTCTCGACTCAAACAACTTGATCCACGCTTTCACTAAATGCCCCTCTTCCGGTAAAGGCTTAAAGTACCCCTTCCCGTCCTGCAGGTTGATGATTAATTCATCGGATTTGTTAATCCCGTCTCTTATCACTCTGTCGCTTTCCCCTAGGCGGGTAGCTAATTCCGCCCGGGTAATTGCATTTTCGTGTCCGTAAGGGATAATTTCACTCACAATATTAGTCATCGCTTTTTCCCTCAAAGATTCTTTGATAAGCTTGTTTTACCCCGTCCTTAGTCGAAAGAGTTACATATGTCGGGAAGCTATCTTCCGCGTAGATATACATAACTTCCTCAATCGCCAAGTCTTCAGTCTTTAAGTGACTGTTTTCGCATTTTGTAGCCTCTTCTTTTGTCTTATATCTCGACCTGCATTTTTCGCAAACATATTCTGTAATCATATTTTCTCCTTTTGAACCATCAACTATTGGTTTACAGTTGCCAATTAGTTAAACGGCAATCCTTCGTCTCCCACTCCGTCGGGAATGCTCGTAAATCCGTCCTCGTCTGTCGTTGCATTTCTTGCGGGCGCATTTCCTGCGGATTCACAGAAGTAATGCGAATTTACAACTATATCCGTCGTGTATACCTTCTTCCCGTCCTTGTCGTCATAATTGCCCGTTTGGATCCTCCCGGTTAATGCGATTTTCTCGCCCTTGTGGAGATACTTTTCCGCAAATTCTCCGGTCCTTCCGAACGCCACGCAACGGATAAAGTCGGTGTTGGCCTGTCCGTCTGCTCTCCTTGGTCTGTCTACTGCAAGCGTGTATCTTGCTATACAAGTTGAGTTATCGCCCTGTGTGTATCTGATTTCGGGGTCTGCTGTTAATCTCCCCATTAAGCAAACATGATTCATTTTTTACCCCCTTGAAAAGTTTTTAATTCCGATTACTTTACCGCTATCGTCCTTTACCGTTTCGCCTATCGTCACGATATTTTTGGCCATCAAATCCATACTTAGCATCTTTTGATAAGCAATTTCAGAAACTACGAAATAGTAGTCCTCTTCTGTACAATATTTTTTAAGAGTCTGCTGAACTTCTTCGGAAATCTCATCGCCTTTATACCCATAATTACAGATAACGAAGCCGTCTTTTTCTTCTTTCGAATAAAGTACTCTTTCTGCCTCAAGTTCCCCTATTGACGGAAATATTTCTTTCGTTCCGTCTGTTTTGAAATACACGATTTCTTCGCCCGTAATGTTAATGAATCTCATTTTTCTACCTCTCCTTTTTACAGTTCTAAGTTTATTTGTTCGTTTTTGTCTGCAAGCATTTCTTTAACTGCCCTCTCGTAAAACGGACGATGAATCTCGAATCCGTAGCAACTCCGATTCAGTTCCTTGCAGGCTCTTAAGGTTGTACCGCTCCCCGCACATGGGTCTATTACAATGTCCCCTTCATCCGTGAATGTCTCAACAAGCTTTTTAATTACATTTACGGGTTTCTGTGCCGGATGAATCTTCGGAATGTCCTTCTTGTCACGCTCCCACTGAAACCAGTTAAAAACCATGTGATTCTTTCCGTCTGCTCCTACATTTCTAAACTTCGGCAGCTTAGACCTGTACAGAATCAAAGCGTATTCCGTTGCACCGACTACACGCATATTCGCCTTTAAGACTTGCGGGCTGTAATTCTTGATAAAGCTTATCGGGATGTAGTTCACAAACCCATATTTCTTAGCGTATTTTATGACCGTTTGTAGCTGTTCAAATGAGCAGAACACAATCATGCAAGGATTATTGCTAGAGCGTCCTCTAGGCACTTTTTCATTGTCGTTGTCCTTCTTTAGAAGCCGATTGCAGAAGTGGAAATATTCGGCAATGTTGAAATTAAAGTCGCTGTAAAATCCCGCTTTCTTTGCCTTGTCAGACTCCCCGTTTTTATTGTCCCCGCCCTTGTACCATACGGGATTTGAGCCGTAGAAATCCGTTCCGATGTTGTACGGAATATCCGCAATGACAAGCTGTGCTTTCGGTATCTGATACCGCTTGAAATTCTGAAAGCTGTCGTTGAAAAGTTCAATTTTCAGTTTCTTTCTTGGTCTGTTTTCAATGTTCGT